CGATCAGATATACTCAAGCCATGGCTAAGCGTTCCACGCCATCCCTGCCGGCGACACCAGGCGGGGCCTTCCACGCTGACCTGACTTTACCCGTCGAATACCGGCGGGCCGAGCATTGTGCGGCGCTGGCAGCGATGATCGAAGAGGCGCGCGCTGCGGGCTCGATGGCCGCGGTGGCTGCGCTGACAAAGCAGATGGCCGAGCTGGGCGGACTGTCGGCCCCGATGATCGAAGAGGCGCAGGCCGAGTCGGAACCGGTCGACTACATCGACGGTCTGCGCGAACGGCTGGCGACGGCGCGTGACATGCGCAAGCGTGCGAGCAAGGCGGGTTCATTCGGCTCGGCTGCGCAGCTGCTTCATCAGGAGCTGGACATCATGCGACTGATCGCGGAAGAGCAACGCGCCCGCGCGCCTGCTGTGGCCGAGCTGTCGGATGCCGACCTTGTGGCGCAGATTGCCGCGGACATGGCCGCGCTTCCGCCTGTCGTGCGCGCGAAGGTGCAGGCCGCGTCGACCGCGCCCGTGCTGCGCGTGGTCAAGGCCTCGACCGGATGACCGCGGCCACCTCGAGGCTGCGGGCGAATCTGGCCGAGTATGCACGGCGTCGGCGCGAGCGCCCGTTGGACTACATGCGCTGGCTGGTGCCGCAAGAGCGGTGGTTGCGCATGAGCGGCGACAAGCTGTACCGCGCCGGGAACCAGGCGCTAGGCAAGTCAACCGCCGGTCTGGCCGAAATCATTTGGTCATGCCTCGGCACGCACCCGCATTACCAGACGAAAGCGCCGCCGGTTCAGGTCATCGTCTGTTCCCTGAATCAGTCGCAGTCCATCTCGATTCAGTCGAAGTGTCACGACCTGATCCCGGCGGGCGCTCTGGCCGATGACTGCGAATACAATCCGAAAACCGGCTACGGCGCGAACAGGCCGCTGACGAAGTTCGCCAACGGGTCGACCATCCGGTGGGTAACGGACGATCAGGGCCCGCGCTCCGTCGCGGGCGCGACCGTCGACCTTGTGCTTGTCGACGAGCCGTGTAGCCCTGAGATGATGCGCGAGCTGAGGAAGCGCGTGCTGGTCAAGTCGGGTCGGATCATCATGACCTTGACCCCGATTAACGGCCCGGTCGAACACATACGCGAAGCGGTCGAACGCGGGCACATGCCCGAAGTTCACGCGACCTTGAGTACCGACAATCTGCGGCACGTTGACACGGGCGAGATCCGGACGCTCGAGGACGGCACGCCCTGCGACGATGCGTGGATCGCGTCGATGTGGGCGAAGGAGCCGGCGTCGTGGGCGGGCATCACGCTGGACGGCCTCTGGGAGATGCGGCCGCAAGGCGCGTGGTTCGCTCCGATCTGGAACGCGGCCGCGCACGTCAGCGACTCGGCCATGCTGGACGGTGAAAGTTACTGGCATATCGGCATCGACTACGCGAGCGCCGACCGGCCGCAAGGTCTGGTCGCCGTGCTGGTGCGTGTCGAGCCGAGCCGAAGCGGCGACGGACGCCAGACCGAAAGCATCATCGTGGAGGACATGGTAGCCCTGCCAGGCACCGCAACGGTCACGATGTTTGCCGCTGACATCGTGAAGATGCTCAAGCGCAACGGCCTCCAGTGGCGCCAGCTGCGGACGGTGTACGGCGACAACCCCGTGCAGGGCCGCCACGAATGGAAAGGTAACTATGACCTCACGCGGCGGCTGGCGCTTGAGATGCAGGTGGCGCAGACCGGGATCAGTCCGCGCATCCTCGGCGCGAAAGAGAAGATGAGCGGCGGGTCAAGGGACACGGGCTGCCGGTATCTGTATGAAGCCATGGCCTCGCAACGCATCGTTATCCGCTCGCGCTGCCGGCCGCTGGTCGAGGCTATCGAAAGCTGGGACTACACGGCGCACCATCCGGCGAAAGACCGGATAGACGCTCTGCGATACGCCCTGAAAGATTACATCTTCCCAGCTGGTCGCCAGTTCGCGTCCGTTACTCGCGTGAGGTAGCCTGATGTCTATGTCAGATAGTCCGTACATCATCCCGCCTCCCGGCGACGACATGGGCGAGATCACCCGTTGGGAGCATACCCGGATGGTGCGCCGAATGATGGACGGCGCATGGGAGCAGGACTTGCAGAACCGCGTAGCGCGCGAGGTCGGGCGCGAACGCGCGGACGCATGGGGCATCGCCAAAACCACGTGCATGCCGCTCGTCAGCATCGCGCGCGAAACGGCCGCGCTCTACCTGACTGAGCCTGAGGTACGGGTACTCGATACCCCGATTTACGGCCCGTTCGCGCAGGCCATCCAGGCGTCTGGCCTGTGGCCTCGCATGCCGCGCTTCCAGGCCATGGCCATCGCGTTGCGCGAGTGCGCGTGGCGCGTGTCGGTTCTGCCGACCGGCGAGATCCAGTATCGGCCGGTCTACCCCGATATGCTGATCATGGAAGGCAGCCCCGACCAGCCCGATCAGCCCGTCGAGGTCAAGGAGATGCGCTACCGGGAGGACTGGGGCTGGTGCTGGGATCACATCTGCATCGAGCCCGACGAACCCGAAAACCCGATTTACCGTGTGGAGCAGGTGGCGACCGGCGCCGACATCAGCCTCGAGGTGCTGGGCGGTGACTTTAGCGGGCCGGCCTACCCGTACCGACGCAGCGACGGCACGCCGATTCTTCCCTATGTGCTGTACCATGCCGAGTCTCTGGGTGACCGGATCTGGAACTGGCGCGGAAACTGGGAGACGGTACAAGCCTGCCTCGACCTCGGCGTAAACTACACCTTCCTCGGGCACGTCCTGCGGGATGCGTCATTCCCCCAGCGGTACACGCTTGATTGCGGATTCGTCGGCGCCATCCCGGCGGGCTCCGACAGCTTCAGTCAGCGTGTCGAGGTCATCGCGGATCCGGCGGTTATTATGCGGGCCGAGTCGACGCAGGAAGGACGCCAGCCGCTGATCGGACAGTTTCAGGCGGGCGCCGACCCGGCGGCGCTTGAGGGCGTCATTTCCAGTCTGGCTAATCGGATCGCCATCGACGCGGGCCTTCCGCCTTCGGACATTCAGCGCATGGGCGGCACGGCCCGCAGCGGGTACGCCATCGCGCTCAGCAACGAAGGCAAGCGCGCCGCGGCTCGCCGGTACGCGCCGATCTTCCGCCGCGCTGACGAGCTGCTGATGTCGGTGACGGCCACGCTCTTCAACCGCGCGACCGGCTCGGCCCTGCCCGAGTACGGCTACCAGATCGTGTACCGCGACCTGCCGCTGTCGCCCGAGGAGCTACAGGCCCGCCGTGCGAACGTGATCGAGCTGATGAACGCGGGGCTCCTCAGCCGCGTCCGCGCGTATCAGGAGCTGAACCCCGGACTGACCGAGGCCAGCGCCTCGGCCGAGCTGGCGCGCATCGACGCCGACAAGGTGATCGCAGCCACGGCCGTGGTCGACGCGCTGAACCCGTCGAACGCGGACACGACCACGCCCGCGCCTGTCGTGCCTGAGGCTGTCCGCCCGAACATCGCGCTAACGTCCACCGACGTGGCCGGTATCGTCACGGTCAACGAAGCTCGCTCCGCGCAGGGCCTGCCGCCGATGGCGGGGCCGGAAGGCGCGCTCACCGTCAGCGAGTACCAGGCGCGCAACGCAGCCACCATCGCCGCCGCGGCCAACGCCACGGCCGGCACCGCGTAGACTTCACCCCGAGGCAACATGAGCGACACCACCACCACCGCTGTTGAGATGGTCGACATTCCCGAGGACAGCACCCCGAAGGCGCGAGATCGCATCGTCGCGCTGGCCGCTGAGAAGGCCGCGCTAAAGGCGCAGCTCGACAACATGACCGCCAAGGCTTCCGAGGCCAGCCGTTGGCAGACCGAGGCCGAGACGGCGCGAGCCGAGTACCAGCGTGCGCAGGCCGAATGGCAAGCCCAGCAGACTACGTGGCAGACCGAGCGCGCCATGATGTCGGCCGGCATTACCGACCCCGAAGCGCCCGACATCGTTCAGGCGGCCTATGCCCGCGTCCAGCCCGGCGAAGGTGGCGCGAAGCCGACGCTGAGCGAGTGGCTGGCGAACCGTGACGCGCTGCCGAAAGGCGTTCGCGCGTACCTGCCCGACGCTCCGGCAAGCCCTGCGCCGACTGCGCCTGCTGAGGCTGCACTTACGCAGAGCGCGCCGGCACCCGCCGCACCGAAAGTGAACGCAGGCGCCGCGCCGTCCGCTGAGCCCGTCAAGACGTTTACGCCGCAGGCCATTCAGCAAATGCTGGGCACGCCCGCCGGCCGCGCGGCCTACGCAGCGAACCGGGCCGCGATTCTGGCAAGCCTGAAGTGAGACACGTTGACACGTCCGCCGCGGCGTGTCACACTCTACAGACCGTAGGCGGTCGGGTCGAGCCCCGTAAAAACAGAGCGCACGCCGGAAGCACGATTACCCTTCCCGTTCACCCTGTTTTTTCGGAGTCACCATGCCTGACGCACCTATTACTTATGCTTCGCTGTCCGACCTGACCGTCGCCAGCACCCTCGCCGCGGAACTTCAGCTGAAGCTTGGCGACCGCGCGAGCCTGATGAACCACCCCGCCATCACCTACGTGGGCGACATCGCCGGCAGCGGCTCCAGCGTGAAGAAGGTCGGCATCGTCGGCAAGGGGTTGGATGCCATGGCCGCCGCGACTGACGGCGACTCGGTGCTGTCCACCGCGCTGACCAACGCCAACGTTTCGATCACCGTCGCCAGGCAGGCCCTTTACCGACAGGTGACGGATTTGGCCGGTCAGACCTGGGCCAGCGTCGGCGACCTCGTGACCTGGTGTGCCGAGGACATGGTGGGCGCTGCGACCCTGCGCGCGCAGACCATGATCTGTACCGCCGGCTCGGCGTTCTCCACCGTCGTCGGCACCAGCGGCGCGGCCCTGACCGTGACCAACATCTTCTCCGCCATCGCCGCCCTTGAGGCCGTGTCCGCTCCCGGCCCGTTCCTCGCCGTCGTCAGCCCGAAGCAGCTGTCCGACTTTCAGAACTCGCTCCGCTCCGAGACTGGCGCGCTCCAGTGGATCCCGGCCACCGCAGAAATGCTGGCTCTGAAGGGCCAAGGGTACTCAGGCTCCTACCTCGGCATCGACTTCTTCACTTCGTCGAAATGCGTGACCAGCGGTTCCGACAAGCTCGGCTTCATCATCAGCTACGGCGCCATCGGCTACGCGGACGGCACCCCCGCCCCCATCATGGGCAGCGGCGGCGTGATGTACCCGATGGGTACGAAGATGTACGTTGAGATGGGCCGCACCCCTGAGGCCGCGATCAGCAAGATCGTTGGGAATTATTACGTCGGCTTCGCCGAGCTTCAGGACGGCATGGGCGTCCAGCTCCAGACCCGCGCCTCCTAGTAAACCCTGCCCGGCCGGCGGCGTGTCGGCCGGGCTTTTCCCTACCCTCCAACGCAAGGTCAGCGACACATGGCACTTGTCAACGCATACAGCCCGAAGGGCTACACCGCAGCCACCAGCGCAGCAGCTGGACTGCCGCTCAACCCGAGCGATTACCCGGACTTCCGCCTGATGTACCATCCGAAGCGGTGGACGTTCTACGCGAACGAAGAAGGCACGGGCGAATGGCTGCCGAATCTGGCGCCGCTGTACTTCACGCCGGGCGTGGCATGCGTGGACAAGGACGGCGACGTGTCGCTGGCCATGGCCGAGAAGATGCGCCGCGGCTGGATGATTGTCGAGCCCGCGGCCGACTACATCGCCGCGTATGACGGGCGCCAGCTTCCCAACGGCAAGGTGCCGACGATCTACCTGCCGGTGTGGATGGTTCCTACCCCGCTGGCGAATGAGGTTCGCGTCAAGTATGACCGCGATACCCACCTTGACTACCTGCGCGGGCTGGTCGAATCCGGCCGCCTGCCGCCTCTCGACCCCGACGTGATCGAGCTGATCCGCGGCCGCGTTCAGGACGAATATGAACGCGATGCCGGCGACGGTTCGGGCGATGGCAAGGCCGCGCGCCGTGCCGAGGCCGCAGCCGCCACGCTGGCCGCGATGGACGCGACCACGCCCGCGAAGCCTGCCAAAGCCGCGCGCCGCGCGAAGGCGGCGACGTGACCGAGGCCGAGGTGCGCAAGGCCCGCGACGGGCTCGCCCGCAAAGCGTATGAGCAGGGCGGCGCGGATGCCGTCAAACGCTCGGAGAAGCTGCGCGAGCAGGCGCTAAAGGATCTTGTCCGTTCCAAAAACAAGGAGTGATACACCATGGCCGTCCCCGAAAAGCTTTCCCAGTTCCGCGCCGCTGTCGGCTTCACCGGCCTCGTCGTCAAGGACGATGCGGATGCCGCTGACGGCTCGCTCCTCGGCGGCCATATCGTTCACGCGGGCATGATCACCCCTCCCGGCGCGTCGACTGCCGCGGCCGGTTCGACCGCCTCTGACGCGGCGACCCTGCCCGCCGGAACGTCCAGCGTGTACCCGACCACCGCGGCCGATGGCACCAAGGGCGTGAAGATCAACGGCGCCGACAAGATCAGCGGCAAGATGCTGTGGATCCTCAACACCGTGTCGGGCCAGACCCTCAAGGTCTACCCGCCTGCGGGCGGCGTGATCAACGGCGGCTCCGCTGATGCGGCTGTCGTGTCGGCTTCCGGTCGCGGCATCTGCATCGTGTGTTTGTCGGCTGGCTCCAACATCTGGGCTACCCTGTAATGGCCGGCAGCGAGACGACGTATACCGCCCGTTTCATCGGCCCCGAGATCCTCGAGGCCGGTCGGAACAACGTCGTCTCGTGTCCCATCTACAACGCGGGCGCGCTTGTCACGCCTGCGTCTGGCGTCCTGACGATCTACGATCCGCAGAACGTCGCCATCTCTGCGGGCTCCGTGACCGTCGTAGGAGGTGTCGCTCAAGCTACGGTCACGGCGTCCGCTCTATCCGCGAATCAGCCCGGCGACGGCTGGCGATTCGAGTGGGCCTTGACCATCAGCGGCACGGTTTACACCTTCCGGCGCGACGGCTCGCTTGTGTATCGCCGGCTGTACCCGGTCGTGACTGATTCTGACCTTCTGCGCTCGCATACCGACCTTGCGCGCCGGATGCCGACTACCGAGACGAGCTATCAGGACTACCTGGACGAAGCATGGGCGCGCATCGAAAGCCAGCTGATCAACACCGGCAAGCGCCCGTGGCTGATTATGGCACCGAGCGCCCTGCGAGACGTTCACACGTATCAGACGCTGGTTCTGATCTTCCGCGACTTTGCGACCGGCGGCCCCGGCTCTGCGGAATGGGAAATGATGCTGCACTACGAAGCCCTCCTTGAGCGCGCGTGGGGCGTCCTGAGCTACCCCCAGTGTGAACCGACTACCGGCAAGGCCGAGGGCACGCCGGGCGCGCGCACGTCCCCGACCGGTACGATGTGGGCCGGTAGTCGTCGCAACGGCGGATGGTGGGTGTGAGCGTCACCACTGTCCGGCAGCAGATCGCCACGCACCTTGCGACCGGCTACGGCTTGACGCGCGAGAGCCCCGAGCCTGTGGCGTTCATGCGGGCGCCGACGCGCTCGCCCGTGCATCTTGAGTTCGGCGTAGGCATGGACAATACACGTCCGGTCGACGGCCGAAAGGATCTGGTCGCGTCGGATGTCCGCGTTCTGATCGCGTACCAGCTTGCGCCTAAGGATCGCGTTGCGGCGTATGACTCGATGTTGACGTTTGACACGTCGATCACCAACGCGATGCAGCTGAGCGCCTGGCCGAACGGCCCGCGCCTTGCCGCGCTGGTCTGGCAGAGTACGTCCCGCACGCCCGCCGCCGACGGCTGGATCTGGATAGAGCAGCTTTACACCGCGATCCACCTTCTCGCTTAGGAGTCCCCATGGCTACCATTTCCGCCTCCCCCATTGTCGCTGCTGATGGCATCCTGACGATCACCGACGCGACGGCCACGCCGCTGTCTTACGTCGTTGCCTACGACATGGGCGATTTTAAGATCGCCGGCCTGAACCGGATGAACAAGGAGACGGCGCAGTTCTACAGCCGGGGCAAGTTCTTCTCGGCCCGCGACATCAAGGACAAGGAGTTCAGCTTCAGCTTTTCGGCGCACCTGATCGGCCTGCTTGGCGAGACTGGCGCACCGACCCTGAACGATGTCGTCCTCCGGAAGAAGGATTGGGCCGCGGCGGTCAGCACGTTGCCCAGCACCGCCGGCGACACGTTCCACCATACCGTGACGTGGAGCGTCGAGCGGTCGAACCTCGGCGCCACGGCTGACGACACGTTCACGCTTAAGTATTGTGAGCTGTCGGTCGACTGGGCCGAGGGCGACGGCAGCACCGTGACCGTGAACGGCATCGCCAAGATGTACTCCACCGACGGCATGACCATCACCTGATACACTGACACATAGAGGCCAACGATGGGCGACACACCATCCACGGTCACGCTTCTCGGCAAGCCCGAGCGCGTGATCATCCCCGACGATTACGCGCTCCTTGAGGAGCTGTTCACCGCTGCGAACGGCGCGACAGGGCCGAAGCTCCTGCGCGTCTATTCGGCCATGGTCGGCCTGTGCTGTCCCGAGGTCGGGCGCATGTCCAAGGCAAACTACAGCCGGCATAGCTACGACCCGATCAGCTATGGCCGCGAGGTCTATTCGTGGCTGCACCGTCAGCGCGTGCCGATGTCGGAGATCATTGAGGCCGGATCGGCGTTGTACCCGGCGATCCTGCTGGCCGCGTTCCCGCGTGCTGACGAGGTGGCCGACGCGCTGGGAAAATCCAAGGGCAGCGAGGAACGCTAAACCTCGCTGCGCTGCGTCTGTCCCTCCGGTACGGGCATGGTGATATACACTGGTTCAGCCGACTACCTCGGCAGGATCAAGCCCTGATGCTCGCACTTCACCAGCTGGATGCACCGAAGCCCGCACCGTCGCAGGCTGAGCAGCTTCGCGCGCTGGCGCTGGAGCAGCGGGCGCGGGGCAAGAAATGAGCGTCACGGTCTGGCGTGAGGGCGGCGTGTCCGTGCGCATGTCTGGCGACCTGCTGGCATGGGCGGACGCTGCGATCCTTGACGCCACGAACGGCGCCTCTGCCGAGGTCGCGGCCATCCTTGAGCCGGTCGCCGCGCAGGCCCGCGCCGAATGGTACGGCCCTCAGGGCGTCGTAAAACGTACTGGCCTGTCCGGTCAGATTGACGTGATCACGACTGCGAATCTGGACAAGGGGATCGTAACGGTCAGCATCGGCAGCACCGATACGCGCGTGTCGAGCAAGGGCACGCGCCGAGTTCGCAAAGACGAAAGCGTGACGCAACGGCAGGCGGGCGCTCCCATTCCGGCCTTTGTCCATCGTCCAGGCCGCACGGCACGAGAGCTGAAAGCCGTCACGCGAGAAGAGTTCTTTCGTACCTCGCCGTCTCTGCGTGTCGGCGTGGCCCGCGTGGCGAAGCCCGCGCAGGGCATCAAACCAGGCGACTGGGTGATCCGCGTCCTGAGCCCGCGCGCGAGCGACGGTAAGACGTTGCTACCGATCTACGTGAACAAGCCGGCGAAGGACGCCGTGGGCGCGAAAACCATTCAGATCGGCGCGACGATGGCGCGCAACATGGGGCGGAAAAATGGCTAATCAGGTGATCGGCTTAGATGTCCAAATCAAGGTGGATCAGGCGCTCGCCGAACTGAAGCGGCTGGGCCCGGGTGCTGACAAAGAGGCTAAGGCCATCGTCGGCACGCTGAACAAGTCGATCAAGGATGCGCAGAAGGCCGCGGAGGACATGGCTAAGTCCATGAAGGACGCGACCGGTAAGACACGCAGCATCGGCGATGCAGCGGGTAAGACCGGCAGCAACGTGATGAAGTTGTCGGGCGCGCTGTCCATGGCAAGCCCAGCCGCGGGCGGCATGGCTCAGAACGTGGCCGACCTTGCCGACGTGGTGGAGGTCGCATCGGTGGTTACTGAAACGCTGGGCGTTTCTATGGGCTCGCTTCTGGCAGTAGCCGGCCCCGTTGCCGTCGCCATCGGCGGCCTGTATCTGGCCTATCAGTCCTACAACGCGGAGTTGCAGGCCTCGCAGGCGCTGGAGGCCGCGTCTGCCCGTCAGATGGAGGCCACGTCTGCACTTGCCGCAAAGGTCACGGCCGACCGTGAGGCGCTGGCCGTTGCTGTCGGGACGATGAGTCAGGCCGACGCCGACGCGGCGCGGGTGCATGCGGACTACACCGCCGCGCTCGCAGCGACGAACAAGGAGCTAAGCGCGAGCAAGAAGGCGCTCGAAGATCAGTACAGGGCGGCCGTCAATGACACGACGAATCGCCGTGAGGACATCGTAAGTCTGCGTAATCAAATCGCAGCGAAGCAGCGCGAGATCCAGACAAACACCGACCTCGCCAAACAGGGCGAGGGAAACGCGCTGGCCGTGATCGAGTACAACGACGCGAAGGCTCAGTCTGAGCAGGTGCTACGCGAGCGCCAGGACGCCGCAGCCAAGGCCGCGCAGCGCCGGGCAGAGGCCGAGCGCGCAGCAGCTGAAGCCGTCGCCAAGGCCACGGCTGCGAATGAGAAGTACACGTCAACGCTCGCCAGCATCGACGACATTGGCCACGCGGCGCAGGTCGCGCAGATGGACGCATACGGCCGACTCGCTGACGAGGCGCAGCGCAAGATCAACGACATCGAGCAGCGCGGCCGGCAGGCTGTCGCGTCGGCCATCGCCGCGGGTGCGGACGGGGCGAAGGCTCAAGAGCTTGTCGAGCAGCACGCAGCCGACGCGCGCGCGGCTGTTTGGGATGACTACTACGCGAACATAGACGAACTGCGCGCGAAAGACCTGAAGGCAGAACAGGACGCGCAGCAGGCCGCGACGGATGAGGCCATCGCCGCGCAGCAGAAGCGCGCAGAGGCCGCGCTAAACGCGGTCAATCAAGTGGGCGGCTACGCCACGCAGGCGCTGGCTATGCTGGACGATAGCGCATCGACCTCCTACCAGCACTCGGCAGACATGGCCTCGGCGCTGACTGACCAGCTGGCCGCGGGCGAGGCGTACTACACGCAGGCGCAGCAGGTCGAGCTACAGGCCCGGATCGGCGCCAGCAAGGACGCAGCCCGCAAGCAGTTTGCAGCGGCGAAGGCGGCGAAGCTGGCCGAGGCTGCGGCCTCCACGGCGCTGGCCGTGATCAATGCCATCGCGCAGTCGCCGCCGCCGAGCCCGTTCGGTATCGCGGGCTCGCTGATCGCAGGCGCTGCGGGTGCGGCGTCCATGGCCGCCATCGCGGCGCAGGAACCGACGTTCCATCAGGGCTACGCGCCCGACGAGATGCAGGCCAAGGTTCTGAAAACTGAGGCGGTGCTAAGCCCCGCGGCCACGTCGGCGCTCGGTGCTGGCAACATCGCCGCGGCCAACGCTGGCGTGACGCGCGGGCAGGGCGCAGCCACGGCGCCGGTCGTGTTCCGGCATCAGGTATTCAGGCCGTTTATCAAGGACTTCTTGGGCCAGCCTTCGGCTCTGACTGACGCGCTGAACAGCGGCCGGATAGTGGGGCATCGCACCAACCGCCGGAGCATGTGATGGCCGATCAGACTCCCTCGACCCTGCGCGCTTTGTTGACGATGGATCGGCGGTTCAGCAACGGTGCGATCAGCCCCAGCGGCACGAACGGCGCGAGCTATTCGCAGGCGGGCGGCATGGCTGGCCGGCCTGTCCCGGCGCAGTCCACCGGCCTCGCCGAGCTACAGGCCAGCGGGACGCAGGCGGACGGCGCGAGCTATCAGGTCACGGCCGTGCGAGGCGGCAACCCCGGCCCCGTCGTGGGCTCGCTGCTGAACCTCGGCGCGGCTGCGTTCGCGTGGCGGGACAGCGGAGATACCAGCATCGCCAGTTACCGCGGCTGGGATCCGCCCTCCACCATCAGCGCGTTTGAGTTCGTCGACCGGTCGACCACCGCGAGCGCGTGGAAAGATCCGCACGTCATCAGCCGCGCTGACGGGTCGATGTATTGCATCGTCCAGGAGGCCAGCCGATACATCGCGGTGTGGTCGCGCCCGCTGGCCGGCGCGTGGTCGAAGGTGCGGATCTATGACCCCGGATCTGGCGTTTACACGGGTGCAGTGCATGCGGCGCCGTGCCTTGTCTCGCTGCCGTCCGGTCGGCTTGTCGCGCTGTTCTGGCTGTATGACTCGTCCGGTTCGGGTATTGCCTCGAGCATGAGCGACGACGACGGCGCCACGTGGTCGACGCCGCAGCTTGTCGAAACGGTACTCGGCTCGGCCGGTGCTGTCGTGACCCGGATCCGCGCGGCGTACCTGTCCGGTCAGATCCTGATGGTCATCAGCACCACGGCTGGCGGCCTTGACGTTCTGGGCCAGTTCGCCAGCGTGGACGGCGGCGCGTCCTTCTCTGTTGTCGGCACGCTCGGCGACTGGGCGGGCGGTGTCGGCGAGGTCGTGACGCAGGGTGGCGCTTACGTGGTCGTGTCCATTGACCCGGCGTTGACCACGACGGGCTCGACAGTGGTAGCCAACGCGCGCCGGTTCGCCAGCGCCTACACGCTCGGCAGTTCGATCACGCCGACCTATCTCCAGTCGGATGCGTCGACGCGGCGGTGGGGCACGGTCGCGGCCGGTGCCTTGACCGCTGCTGACCTGTCGGTATGCGCGGACGATAACGGTACTTTATGGGCTGTCGGAAGCGACTACAACGCAGCCGGCGGCGCGCTGCGCGAGTACTACACGGTGCGCAGCGAGGACGGCGGCGTAAGCTGGACGCAGACCGGGACGCAGTCGGGCGCGTGGTGGCGCGGCCTTGACGCATCGACGCACCCGCAGGACGTGTCGGCATGCGCGCAGGGCGGGCGCATCGTCGTGTTGTCCAACGCCGCGCAGAACCCGGGCACCGCTGACGACTCGCTTTGCGCCACGTACCTGGGCGGGTCGACTACCATCGGCCAGCCGCAAGCCATTCTCGCCGTCTCGCTGACGGATTACAGCTGCGGCCAGTCAATAACGTGGCTCCCGTTCGACCTGCCGGAAAACACGGGCGCGACGTGGACGCGCACTTCTGCGGGCGCTGCTACCGTGACGATGACCGGCCTCGGGATGCGAGTGCAGCATACCGGCTTGCTTGACTCGGAGAGCTGGGCCGCGGCGCCCGCCACGACGAACGCGCAGGGCCTGCTACCGATGGCGGAACTTCGCGTAAACGTCGGCACGGCGAAGCTGTCGGCCAGCATCAGCGGCGGCGCGAACGGTTACACGGCCGAGGTCACGATCACGCCGACTGCGATCACGCTGCGGGACGCGGTGGCCGGCTCCAACGTCGCCAGCATCAGCACCGCGGCAGCGACTACCGGTGTACAGGTCAAGTTCGGCTTTGGCACGAAAGACGCCGCGGCGGATACGGGCAAGGTTTACGCCTATTACCGGCCGACCAGCACGAACGCTGACCGGAAGTGGGTACTCATCGGAAAGACTGGCGTAATCGCGGGCACGATGCTCCAGCGCGGCGCGGTGGTGGCTGATGCTGTCGTGTTCTCGACCGCTGCGGGCAACGCAAGCACGGACATTTACTTCCGGCAGGTGGCCTATGCGGCCGGCGCGGACACGGGTGTAAACCTGTACGGCGGCCAGTTCGACACGTTCCCGACGGGCACACTTGGCCAGACGTTCGGTGCGGCCCCTTCGCCGTTGGCCGAAACGGGCGTGCGCATTGCGATGACAGACGGCCCCGCAAGGGCTGGCGAGTCGTGGACGGTCGCCACAACGTACCGATACCCCGTGTCGCGTATCGACCCGCTGAACAGCCCAAGTCCGGACGCGCGCTGGCGCTCAACCACCGACGCGGTGGAGCAGCTGATCGTCTGGACGATGACCGAGGCCACGCCGCCGGAAGGACAGTTCTGGGGCTTGTACCTTGACGGCGCGAACTTCCAGACCGCCACGCTCGAGGGCTGGGACGGCGCAGCATGGAACGTGCTGGGCACGCTGTCGCTCGCCATCGGAACCGGACTCAAGTTCTCGCGTGCGGGCGAGGTCGTGTCTTGCGACGTGACCGGCGGCAACGCATGCGCGGACTTCATTGAGAGAGACGCGCTGCGCGGTGCCATCTGGAAGCCCGGAGGCGGCGGCACACATCGATACATCCGCACCAACAGCGGTGGCCGGTGGACGCCTGGCGCATTGATTAAGACCCCGCGCCCGACGATCATCCTTGATGCTTTCACGGTTGGCGATGTCGCGTCGGGCAGCGGGGCCGCTATCGTGTCGCCGCGTGGGTGTTTGCTGGTGCGAGCGATTGCCAGCTACAGCCGGTACGCGCTGCGCATTCCGGCGCAGGCCACGCCAGACGGGTTTTTCACGCTGGGCGCCGCTGTCGTCGGGCCGGTGACGTGGCTCGGCAGCTACGATTACGCGCGTCAGTTCGGTATCGTGACCAACGTCGACACGGTGGAGGCCGGCAACGGCAGCCGCCGGAAGCGCAAGCTAGGCAAGCCGAGGCGGTATGCGCAGCTTTCATGGACTGACGGCATCGACACGTCCAACGTCCACGACAGCGCGCCCGACTACGTGGTTAGCTACGTAAACGGTCAGCACATTGGCGGGCCGGCGCAAGTCGCCACGGACATCACCGGGATCGTGCTGGTCAACGACGTTTCGCCGGTCGTTTACTTGCCGAAGGTCGACGTGCCGGCCACGGCCGCCACGACGGTCATTACGGCGCGTGACCTGATGCTTTACGCGACCATCGAGACGGACACGCTACAGACGGATGTGGTAGTCGGTGAGGAGCATACCGGCGACGGCCGCGGCGAGCTTGTGCGCGTCGGCACGGTGCGCCTCGAGGAGCAGCTTTGAGCGCGGCGTATATGCTGGTCGAGGTCGACTACGCCGGCCAGGTGATCCGACTGGCGACCGACGCGCTTGACATCGAAGATGCGGCCACCGGCAACACGTACAGCTATTCGCCGGGCATCACCGGCCTAACGGTCAGCACCGCGCTGAACTTCCTACAGGCCTCGGCGGGTACGCTGTCCATTCCGGTGGAGGCCACGTTTCCCGTCAGCGTGGCTGCGCTGCATGCGGCCGGGCACCAGCTCGCGCGCTGCCCTGTCGAGGTGTCTATCTGGACGGCCGATACCGACTACGCGGAGCGAATCATTCTCGCACGTGGCGTCGTGTCGGATCCGGAATGGGGCGAACCGGCCGAGCCGGTCGCGTTCTCGGTGGAGGACGCCGCGACCGTCAACCCGACGCAGGTGCCGTCTGCTACTGAGCAAGTCGACGGCTGGACGTGGGCTGATTCGATATTGACGCTGGCAACGGAAGACCTCGGCGTGGTGTACCCGCGCATCTACGGGCACCCCGGCTATATCGGCGGATGGTGCGCAGGCAGCCAAGGCGCGTGGGCGTCCTACATCGACGGGCCGCAGGGCTATCAACTGATCGTGGCCGGTCACGCGGTCGATACGCCATACATCCGGCTGACGACTGACCAGCAGTTGACGCCTACTCAATTCCGCGTGGTGCAGGTGCAGGACTCGCGCGGTCAGGTCGTGTCGCTGGTGCCGTACTACGCGGACTACCCGGCCAACACGCTGAGCGACTACGTGGACGCGGACGGCCAGCACGTCTACGGTCTCCGCTCGCCATCGGTCACGGCGTTCCAGCCGACCACCGACGCACCGATACAGGTCTATGCGACGTGGTATGACCCAGTGGACAGCACGCGCGGCGGCTTGTCGCCGCTGGCTGGAGACGTGATCATCGACATGCTCAGCCTGTCGGGCATGACCATTGATTACGGGCGCATGGCCGCGGCTGCGGGCCTGCTGACCACGTACCGCTTTGACTGCGTGGTCGATTCGCGGGTGCGTCCGCTGGACTGGCTACAGGCTCAGATCCTGCCGCTGCTGCCTGTCAGCGTTGACCGGTCGGGCGACGGCGCGAGCCTGATCGTGTGGCGATATGACGCGACGTATCAGGATGT